GGTCATGGGAGCGCGGTAAATGCCTTTCGGATTAGCAGGAGCCCTAAGTAAAGCCGGGGCGCCAACCTCAGGGGTTGCCCAGGTCGAGACTGCCACGATCGTCGGCACCATCACCAGCACTGGTGATGCCACTTTCACGATTACAGCGGCGGGGATGACCGGATCTCCGCTAGCTATAGCCGTCGCAGTCTTAAACGGCGATACGGTTGCTGTAGTTGCGGGTAAGGCTGCTGTAGTTCTGAATGCAAACGCTAACGTCTCGGCAATGTTCACGGCAACGACTAACGGGGCAGATCTGATTCTGACCGCGAAGAAGGCCGCGGCGAATGACGCGACCTTGAACGTTGCGTTCACGAACGGCACCTGTACAGGTCTAACGCCTAACGCTACGTCGGCCAATACCACGGCAGGAGTCAAAGGCGACTATCGCGGAGCCGAGTACGGAACTGCGTTGATCGATACGACGAACACAAACATTTACCGGAACACAGGATCGAATCTGGTTCCGACATGGACACTTGAATAATGTTAACGATTCACCGAGAAGAACCTAAACCACGTCTCGTCACAATGGGCCAAGCGGACAAGGTTATTGAGCAGGGCTCGCAGGAGATTGTTATTCCCGTCTATCCGGTCCATGCCGAAGTGGGCGACGATCTTACTCTACGGCTTATTGACCCAATCCCCAACGCGCCCCTTGAACCACAGAAACCGAACACAGGGAGACCAAAGAAGATGGCGAAAGAAAGAGATCTCAGCGACGTAAGCGGAGTCAAAACGATTCGAGAAGACAGCGCAAGTGAGCAGGGCGCAATTGGCAGTCACGGCGAGAATGCGCCAGCACAAACAAAGGTGCCGCAGTCAGACGCCGATAAAAGGGAGGACAAAGCCAATGGCTAACAACCCAATGCCCGATCAGGACATAAAGCTTGGAACAGCAGCAGGGCAGCCGGCCACGCCGGTAGATCCAAAAACTGATATGAGCCGCTACTACTACCGCCCGGGAACAACCGAGCCCGAGCTCCGTCCTGAGATCGCGGAAGCAGAAGCACGGGACGCAGCGAAAGGCGATGCAGGATCCGCAGGAGAGGCGAAGCCGTTACGCGGCCCATTACCAGACGACTTTCCCGGGCACGGTTCACTTGTGGCAGCGGGTCTAACCACGTATGCAAAAGTCCGGAAGCATCTCGACAAGTTCGAGACTGAAGATGGCAAGGTGGACGGGGTTGGCCCGGCCACCGTGGAGAAAATTCGTGATGCTTTGAACCAGTCTTCAGAAGACGAGGAAGAGGCCGAATAGCGTGTGGCGACTCGGTATCCACAGGCTGTCGACGGTGAATGGATACAGCCGCGGCGCAGGAACTACAAGCTTGAGTGCTGCGATTGTGGCTTAACCCACAGGCTTAACTTTCGGCTCGTGAAGTATGTTAATGGTGGCCGCTCAATTCAGTTCCAGGCATTTCGAGAGAAGAAGGAAACGGAAAAAGCAAGACGCGCCCGCGGGATAAAGATAACGCATGGCACTCATCGCAACCCCAAGAGCAAGTGACGCCAATTCGTACATCACCGTAGCGGAAGCTGATGATCTGGCAGCGAATCGGTTGAATACAACCGCATGGGATGACTCGCTAGAGTTAGAGGCAGCTCTGATTCAAGCCACCAGTATTCTCGATCAGCAGGACTACATCGGCATCACCGCTGACGAGTATCTCGAGACCGAGGAGCCGATCCAGGCGTTAAAGTGGCCGCGAGTTCTTAACGATAGCGGAGATCCGATCCGCAATTATGGCGGCACGAAACAAGCTGAGACCGCCACCATTGCCGGAACGATCACGGGAGACGGTGACGCGAGCATAACGATCACGGCGGCAGGCATGACAGGCTCACCCAAAACGCTTTTAGTGCCAGTCTTGAACGGTGACAGCGCGAGCATGGTCGCAGGAAAGATCAGAACAGCATTTAATGCTGACGCTGATATCACAGCAATGTTTACTGTGGGTGGGAGCGGAACCGCAATCATCCTTACGAGGATAGTAGCGGATGACAATGACGCGACTTTGAACATTGCTTACACCAACGGGACGTGCACGGGATTGACACCCAATGCCACCTCGGCAAACACGGTTGCCGGCGCGCTGTATGCGATACCAGCCCCGATAAAACAAGCGACCTTTGAAGTGGCCCTATGGTTATTGCAAACCGGAGGGAGTGGGATATCAGTTTCAGCGGGAGACGTTGAGAGTTTGAAGATCGGTAATTCAGTTGAAGTGAAGTACGCGGCGGCAGCTACGGCCGCCACCGAGGTTAACGACACTTCGACGGATGATACGGGGCTACCAGTTCAGGCAGCTAGATTCTTAAAAGGGTTAAGACTTATTCCGGTACTGGCATGAGCACATTACACTTTCACGGCGACGAGGCTTTCTTTTACAACCCTGAGTATGCGTTCAAGCGTGTGCCAGATGGTCGTTACGAAGTCCGAACAACGGTAACACCTGACATGGGCGAAACGTTCGAGCCGTTCGACTTCTTCTGGCCCACGGAACTCAAGGATGGCACGCTTACGCCGCTACGTGGGCGGCTACAAGACGGACGATTCATAGAAGAATGACGCCCGCGACCTTATTAGCCAGTGCAAGGTCTTTGATAGAGGGTAACCCTGACTTAGTAGGGCTTATTGATCGCTGCTCCATCTATAACGTGACTTATCCCGTGAACAATGACGGAGGAACTACACAGACAGACGGTTCAGCGGTCGCGTCAAACGTCCCCTGTTTGGTTGAAGAGAAGATATACGGATCGTCTCAGTTAGCCGGGGGCCAAGTAGCAAGCATCACGCACAGGCTTTACCTGATTGCCAGCGCGGCCACAAGAGTTATCAAACCAAATTATGCGATTGTGGTGGCAGCAAGAAGTGATAATCCTTCGAGACGATTTGAGCAGCCTGTATTGCTGGAAGAAACTTTAGGACCACTGGTAGTTATCGGGGCGACATTGAAGTTATGAGCGGCGACTTTGATGACAACAACATTGCGCGGGGTCATGAATTGACGATGGCGTTTAGGCTAGAGCGGCTCAAGCTAGAAGATCAGCTACTAGAAGACGCAAACGCGGGGCGGGTGATATTTGATCCCGAACAGGGTCAATGCGGTAGATGGGTAGAAGTAGATGAGCGCAACGCTGGATCTAAAAACTGAGCAAGCAAGAGAGAAGCTATTGCGCACGATCGTGTTTCATTTGAACTCTGCGGCGGCATCGGTTGAGACGGTTGCGCGCGAGTTGGCTCCGGTGGACACAGGAAATTTGAAGGCAAACATTAAACAAACCGAATTCGCAACGGAAGATAACTTAAGTGTGGCTATTGAATCAGGCGCGGACTATTCGCTCTTTGTTGAGTACGGTACGGTTAACATGGATGCGCAACCTTTCCTTACACCCGCTTTCGAGTCAGGTAAGAGGCAGCTAGACAGAGTGGGAGGAGTGTTTTAAGTGTGGCGGACGTCACCGAAATCCAAGAGGCAAAGAACTGGATCCACGATGTCTTGGCGGCAAACTCTGACATTACGGCTGCGGTTAGTATTCGTATCTTTGCAGATCATTATCCAGGTGCTGCGATCGATCGTGTTTACCCTTATGTACTGTACAACACGATGGCTGCCACGGACATTAGGGGCATCGGACGGAACCGAGTCTCGACTGATGCGCTATTTCAAGTCCGAGCGGTATGCGAGGGAGCGCCAAACGCTACCGCAAAACTCGTCTGTAAGCGTATCGACGACGTTCTGCAATCCCAGATCCGCCAGTTGTCAGGTGACTTTTACTTTAGTTCATCACGAGATGGGGAGATCGATCGAGCTGAATACGACTCCACAAACAAGCGCTATCACAATCTAGGCGGGTTATACAGAGTTTGGATACAGAGGGCACCATGAACCTTAACGTAAGAGTAAATCCCGGCCCACACCGAGACGAGGTATTTATTACCTCAGATCCGAAAGATGAAGAGCATGTCAATCGCACCGTCTACGCAAAGCCCGGTCTTTTTAAGGACGGAGAAGTTTCTGCGAAGCACATCGAAGAACTGGAAAAGCGTTCTGCCGCAGAATTAGCAGAGGATCTAACTAAGGTACAGGCCGCAGAAGCTAAGGCGCGAGAAAAAGGGGCGACAGATGCTGAGACGGCGGCAAAGAAGGCACCGGCCAAGAAAGAAGAGGAGTAACTAAATGGGCAGAGGCACTGTAAATCGCGTCGTTCAGGTCGGGGTTGAGTCGACTCCCGGCACCGCTGTAGCCGCGAGCAAGGTTCTCCCTTCAATGTCGATGACGATCACTCCTCGAATGCGGACAAAAGACGTCGAGGCGCAAGGATTCAAAGCCCCAACGGACGTACAGCAGTTGGGTGGCTATAGTGAGATCGCCTTAACTGGCCCACTCAACTACACAGAAATCATCTACCCCCTAAACATGCTCGTAACGGGCGTGATCACCACGCCGGCGGGCGGCACGACCTCACGGCAGCACACATTCAGCCCTACGGTGCAAGGTACAGACGCATTCAAGACTCTAACTATTCAGGAAGGTGATTCGACTGCGGCGACACAGGCCGCCGGCGCGTTCCTTAAAGACTTTGGGTTTACGGCGAGTGATTCTGGCGTAGATATCACAGGAGCGATTAACGGACGCTATCCCACAACCGTATCGCTGACCGGCTCGCCGACTTCAGTGGCACAATTAACCGCGAGTCCGCGCGAGATCGATATCTATCTCGATCCGACCTTCGGCGCGATTGGCACCACAAAACTGACTGACGGATTGAATCTCACTTACGGGATCACTGATAAGCAGGCAATGAAGTTTGTTTTGAATACTTCGTTTTCTTCTTACAGTGAATCCGTTGAAGTGAAGCCGACGCAAACATTTACATTCATTACCGAGCACAACGCGCAATCACGTACCTTGTGGGCTGGAATCAGCACCGGCAACCCACTTCAGTACATGCGAATGAAAGCGACAGGTCCGCTCATCGAAGGCGCGATCAACTACTCATTCCGGTTTGATATTCCCGTCAAGGTGAAGGCAACGGAGCAAGTTGACAGCGAGGGGGTGTGGGGTTATCGCTACGACTGTACGCCTCGATATGACGCGACTTTCGGAAACAAGCTGTGGGAGATTCAGGTCGTTAACACGATCACCGCCCTCTAGTTTTATGGAACTGTCAGCCCTTAGTGAAAACATAATCCCGGTACCGTGGGAGCGCGGGAGTCAATCACTCGAACTGCAAGTAAACATTGACGCCTTTACGCCAGCCTTTTGGCGGCAGATGAAAGCGCGTGCCGAAGAGAAGTTCAGGACACTTGAGGCGGAGATCAAGAAGGCCGTTGCGGAAGCCTCGATGCCTGAAGTCAAAGGCGTAAAGAAGCCACAGAAATTAACGCGAGCTCAAAAGGCAAAAGAAGCTGAACGCGAATTCGCGGCGCAAGTCAAAGAGCAACTGGATAGCCTCGAGGGGAGAGCTCGTCAGTTAGAAGCAGAGCGCGAAACTAACGTCGAGTTTTTGGTTCCTCATGTTCTAAAGGATTGGGATGTAGTCGATCAGGGTATCCACATATTGCCCACGAGAGAGGTTCTGATTGGGTTGCCACCGCCCTTGGTCCAGGATCTTTTCGATACGTGCGCAAAGGCGGCGAAGACGGTAAAAAAAAGGGTGGACGAGGAGGACGCGGAGACCTCGGAAGGTGTGCAGCATGGTTCCAGCGGACTCCGGGCAGTGGGCGGGAGCGGCCTGTCTGGTTAGGTTCACACATGATCGCCCGCTTCTTGCGCGTCAAAGTCTGGGAATTAGACAAGGTCGCCGACCACTACCAAGAGGAGGCGGCTATTATTTTAGAGGCTCAACACATAGCAAAGATAAAACTAGCAGAAAAAGGTGAGTCAGGAATGGCAGGGCCGGGTACTGTAGTGCTTCCTGAATACTAAATGGCAACCGAGATCGGAACATTAGTAGCAAAGTTCACCGCCGATATTAGTAATTTCGAGGCGGGGCGAAAGCGCGTCGAATCGGGTCTTAAGCAAACCACATCTCACGCTCAGCAATTCTCCAATGCGCTGAGAAACTCCATCAATTCTGTGTCTCCGCAGATGGGCCAACTTGCCACCTCATTTGAATCTATAACAGCGGGAGCCGGCGGAATGGTGGGCGCCGTAGGGGCCGCAGGGATTGCAATCGCTGCGTTTGCGGTTATTGCGGGAGGTGCTGCTAAGGTTATCTATGATCTTGCTACCGGCGCGGCGTCTATTTCCGACAAGATCGGAGACATGGCTGACAAGATCAACTTCTCCGTTCGCACGCTGTCGGGGCTGCAAACTGCCGCCGAGGCTAGCGGCGGATCACTGGAGGGACTTGTTACAGCACTCGGTATCTTTGATAAAAACATCGAAGCAGCGGCCCAGGGTGACGAGCGTTTATCCAAGCTCTTCAAGGGACTGAATATCGACGCGAAGGACAATGAAAAGGCTTTCCGTCAGGTCGCCGATATTCTTGTCAAACTTGGCGGCACCTCTCAGCAAACAGCATTAGCAATGGAGTTGTTTGGGCGCTCCGGTAAGGACGTGCTTGGAATCATTAAAGCCGCAGACGGCAATGTCGAGGAATTCATCAAGCGCATGGAAGCGCTCGGAATCGTTATTGGTGATGATGCAGTAAAAGCCGCGGATGAATTTGATAAGAAGATGGTCACGGTTAAGGCTCAACTCGCAGCGGTCACGCGTCAACTAGGCGAGGAATTCATTCCAGTGGTTCAGCAAGGAGCCACAAACATTTCGAACTGGCTGGCAAAGAATCAAGGCGAGATTCGAAAGACCATCACAGAGTTCCATAACCTTCTTAAAACGATCGCGACTCTGGTCAACTACATAATGGCGATCAATCCAATTGTGGTGACTGTTCAAATTGTAAGAATGTTTAGCAATTTGTTACCCACGAGCGCGAGTGGGCAAGCAATCACTAATCAGCAACAGCGCAATGTCTTCACTCAAGATCCGGTGACAGGCCGAAGGATCTACAGCGGGAACGCGCCTTATGACACTGCGGGCGAATTCGCTATAGCGGGAGGGGCCGGACAGTTCAGCACAGGGGCCGGGGGAGGCGCGGCGACCCCGCAAGCAAATGCCCTAGCCGATCAGGTTAGAAAGCTTCTTGGTCGCGGTGGCGGTGGCGGTGGCGGTGGAGAGAAAACTGACGCGCTCGCGGAGATGAAGAAACTTGCGGATGTTCAGTTGCGAATCTTCGAGGAAGGACTTAAGCGCGAAGAGGATGACATTGATCGCAGTTACGACAAGCGCCGGATAACAGTAGAAGTTTACCAGCGGGCCATTACGCGACTCG